TCTTCAAATAGGCTTGTCCAAAAATCGTATATAACAAATCGGTTTGTGTGTGCTATCATTGGGCGCCCAGATTCCGCTAAATTAATCTCTAAGTCGCCGGCAAACAACAAAAAAGATTCTATATTGCTATGCGGTGGGATAATATCCATAAGCACATTAAGAGATTTTGATTTATGTCTCAGATCTTTGAGTGGGGATATCATTATTAGTAGTGCCAATATTGTGTTTTAAGTTACTAAGCTTTTGCTCCACCCTGTACAGTTCTTCTGATATGTCCGGAGCAACAGGAAGTTCTTCTGCAAATATGGCATGTTGATGTTTAATATATCCACCGACAATGGTCGCGATATCTTCAAACATAATGTCAATTCGGGCTAGTTCTTCACGAAGTAATTCTATTTCTTTCACGGTTCCAACAGTTAGAACAGTAGAAGATGGTGGTGGAGCAGATTCGATTGAATTTAGGCGGTTTAGGGCCGCGGTTAGTAGTCGTTCTACTTCAAATTTTAATTCATTGTCCTCGACGGAGTATTGAATAACGATTCTTTGTCCCATTTTATCCTTTTAGTATCCGTTTAACGTTTTTATTTAACATGGTTTCAATAGTTTTTGGATCACCGACCACTATAATTTCAGTTCCGGTGTTCCCTCTATTGATAGTGAGCTTGGAGAATTCATGAATCGGGTTCAAGTGTTTATCGAGAGCGCCTTGTTCGTTTAAATGTTTCATCCTTGCTTCCTCACGAATCATTATTACATGGTCTGGATTAACAAAAATTTCATTCAGAGTATAATCTTGTTTTGTAGTACATGTGCCGCTGGTGCGCACTTCGGTTAGTTTAATTAGCATCGTGTTCGTTCATTGGGTATACTTGGTTTGGTAAAGCACACCACTTTTCTCCTTTAAATAAAATACTGTATTCGTTCTCATCGGTCTTTCCCATAAAAACGGCTGTCATTGGTTTCTCGGTTTTGAAAACCGCGGCTGGATATCCATATGTTGGGTCAGGTTTTACAATCGTGCAGTCCTGTGGTATGTATACCAGATCACCCTGTTTAAAGTTTTGTTGTGGCATATTTTACTCCGTTTGGATAATACCAAAGTTAGTAGTAATCAGTGTCCCGGCGCAACTAGCAGCATTTTGCAGCGCAACCCTCGTAACTTTTACTGGATCTATCACGCCTGTATCCATCAGGTTCACCATTTCGTTTGTTCGAAAGTTCCAGCCGGTATTATTATCGCTAGCTAGCACCTGCGAAACTATAAGGTCCGGTGATTCGCCGGCGTTGATAGCCATCTGCCTAATCGGTTCCTCGCATGCTTTCTGAATAACCGCTGCGCCATAACCCTGATCGCTTGTGCCGTCTTCACTGATAACTACGATTGATCGGGATGCACGTAGCAGCGCTGTTCCACCACCAGCTACGATGCCTTCCTCTTGTGCAGATTTTACTGCTTCAAGCGCGTCTTCTATACGGTGCTTTCTCTCGGTCATCTCTACCTCGGTTGAACCGCCGACCCTAATTACTGCGACACCTGAAGCTAGTCGGACAATACGATTTTGAATTTGCTCAGCTTCTTGTAGAGACTCTGTTTGTTCGATGGAAGCTTTCATTGTCTCAATCCGAGCCCCTATCGTTTCAACATCACAATTACCACCAACAATGGTTGTATGGTGTTTACTACTCTCAATAAATTTTGCTGAGCCTAAGTGCTTCATCTCTATCTCTGTGAGCTTTATCCCAGATTCGCGAGTGATGAGCGTAGCGCCGATTGACACGGCCAAATCATCTAGGGTAAACCGTCTTTCTTCACCATAATTCGGAGCTTTAATAGCGGCGATCTTAAGAGTTCCCCGTATTGCATTCATTATTAAGGCTGCCAATGCTTGTCCATCAATATCTTCAGCAATGACAATTAGTGGCCGGCCTTCGCGGGCAACCATTTCTAATACCGGCAACACTTGCTCTACAGCCGAAATCTTATGATCGGTAACAAGTATCAAGGGTTCATCATGATGCATAACGGCGCGCCTCTCGTCAGTGATGAATGCGCCTGCACAATACCCCGCGCTTAGTTTGAATCCTTCTGTGACATCTAAGCTAGTTTCTAAGGATCTAGATTCTTCAATAGTGATAGACCCATCCTGCCCAACACGATCAACCGCGAGGGCGATGAGCTTTCCGATTGAGTGGTCGTTATTCGCTGAAATGGTCGCGACATGCTCAATATCTTCCAGGCTTGTGACGGGAATCGATAAGTCTTTAAGACGTTGTGCTACATCTTTCGCGGCCAAGTTTATGCCTCGTTGAAGTTCCGTTGACGAAACACCAGATGCAATAAAGCGCTGTGATTCTCGTAAGATAGCTCGTGCAATCACCGTAGCGGTGGTGGTGCCATCGCCGGCAGCGTTGTTGGTTTCCACTGCCGCCTGCTTAATAATCTGCACAGCTGCATTTTCAAAGGGGTCTTCACAAGCAACGAATGCTGCGACTGTAACACCATCTTTTGTGATGAACGGTTGTTTCCCTTTCTCTTGTAGAAGAACACTTCTTCCTCTGGGACCTAGCGTTGATGCGACATTATCTGCTAGTTTATTTGCGCCAGTGATGATCTTCTGTTGTAGTGTCTGATTGTCGTCGTATGCTCGACTCATTAATACCTCTAAGCTATGGTTATATTATAATCGATTGTGTGGAGAATGTCAAATGTTATTTGTTTAAATTTCTTTTGACGTCTTCGCTGGTGTTTTCTTGAGTAGTTCTACCACTTCTTCACCTTCTGCTTGGGCTTGCTTGTTCGCGTTCATTGCGGTTGAGCGGCGATCGGCACTAAAGTATTTTCCTACATTCTCAGTGAAACTCTTTGTTGTTTCTAAGAGCGCCATCATATCTCCCCTCAATTTCTTAGTGTAGATCTCTGCAACAGCTTTAATGTTCTTATCCGAGAGATCCAACTCGCCATAGTATTCTACGTCGGCGATTGCTCTTAGACTAGCCATGCCCGTTCTGGTGATTTCCCATTGGCTCCCTCCGACTTTGCCCTCGGATTCCATTAGAGCTTGTTCTTCTTTCATATACCTTTTTTCTGCCTCATGGAAAGAGCCAAAGTAGGACTCAACAAAGTGTTGCATCTCTGCAGCGTTATCGGCATAGAGTTTGTCATAGATGCCTTGGAGCTTCTGTAGCTTTTTCTCATCTTTGTCTTGTAGCTTCCACTTGGCTACCCACTTCGCGAAGCTGGGTTCTTTTCCTGCCGCGGCATCTTTTTCAGCGGTGTTTTCTAAATCTATCATTAAGCCCTGATCTGTCATTAAATTATACTGCTTTTGTTTTTTCTCTGGTCCCGCGGGGGCGCTACCTTCATCGTCAAACATGCCCTCTGCCCCAAGGTTCTTGTAAAACATTCCCTTGCCTTCAGTATAGCCCGGGCATTGCTTAAGAATTTCAAACATCTGCAGTCTCCACTCGGGGGAATCTTGCCATGTTCTAACATGTTGTTCAAATGCGCCGGCGGACGGGCCGAGCAGGGCGGTGTTCTTTGGTGTTGACGTCATTATATCAACGAAGTTATTACGATTGATGATAAAATCAAATATGCTCAGTTGGGAGACATCTTCGCCATCCTCTGAGTTTTTGCGAGCGATCAGGTATTTAATAGAGGGAACACCCGAACCGCCACGAATAAACAGGTAATCTATAAGGTTTGTAAAGCTGCCATGAATACCGGTATTAGGGCTCAATAACTTAAGACTAACTGCCTCATCATCGCCCGTCACGAAATCCTCAATGGGGAGAGTACCGCCAACGCGGCCGGCGATCTGCTTGCCGCCCGTGAGGGCTGCCATAAAACCCTCGAAAACAAATCCAGCGGATGATTCGCTATAGTCGTTTAAGCATGCTTGGAGCGCTTCGATGATCATCATCATATTGAGGATTGCGTTAAATCTTTCGCCGGTGCCTTTTCTTTCTGCCTGCACGGGATCAACAAAGCTGTTAACGTGGGCAATACGTGCCTGAACGCTCGACTGTCGGGTAATGGATGCGAATATCCTGTCGATGTCTTTTCTTGATTGGCTGTTGGGATCTCCCCAAGCCTCGTTGGGATTGAGCTTAGGAATGGGGATAGACATGCTAAAGCGTTCGGCTTCGGTGAGAGTATCTGCCGGGGGCTCCGGGTCACTAAAGATACCTAACGGAATCTGCATGATCTCTTCAATCATTGCCATAAGACTCCCGGGAGTAACAGTACTCTCTTTCTTGGTATACTCTTCTTTAAGTATGTTTCTCAATTTAGACATGTAAAAACCTCAGATAATTATGTCAGCTATACCTAATTCTACAGCTTCTTCTGCTGATAAATAGACGTTAACATTGCGTTCTAGCATATTTTTAACATCCTTTTTCGACATATTGGTGTTCTCAACCAAACATCTGATATACATTCTTTGAATCTGTTCAATGGCTTCCATCTCATTTAGGAGGTTGTGAAGAGCCCCATGTTGGCCGGCAATGACTGAGTGAATCATCACTCGGCAGTTCTTTCCGATCTTTCGTTTGCCCTTAGTTCCGGCCGCCAGGAGCGGTACGCCGGCGGACATAACTTTACCCATTCCAACGGTGTGAATTTCCATGTCCTTCTCCACCATTTTCATCACATCATACAGAGCAAACATGTCGTCGGCGCTGCCACCATACGTGGAGATATAAAATTCCACTGGCTTTTTCTCTTCTTCTTTTAGCAACTTGTCTTGGGCGCTCAAATACAGAAGTGCGTGAACCAGCTCCGCAATCTTTTCATCTGAAACCTCGCAGAACAACCCGATAAGCCGCATGTCAGGCTCGGCCTTTCCTTGTCCGCCTGGATCCAGCAGCAGTATCTGGCTCAGCAGGTCTTCAACTGCAACTATCTCTGGCTCTGGCTGTGGTGCTACCTTTGGTTTAGCTTTCTTTTCTTCTGCTATTAATGATTTAACAATTTCTTTAATTTTACTGATCATTTCTACTGTCTCTCCAAAATGCTAGTGCTGCTTTTTTGTTAGTCTCTAAGTATTCCATGGCTGAGGCCCAGTCGTCAAATTCAAGTATAGGTTTGAAGAATTTGGGGTGGGCGTGTATGATAGTGTTAATTGATTTTGTTTTAAAATGTTCAACATCTTTATTAAAACTCATCTCAAAGGTGCTGATTTGTGTTGCGGTCCTCTCAGTTCTAATTAGATGTTCGAGCACTAATTCGCGAGCATATGATAAATTCTCAAGCGATTTTATCAATGATGAGAGATATATTACATGCGACATTTTTATCAGCATGATAGCAAATCGGGTTGAGTGTAAAAAATAAAATGTTTTATGAGTAATGTACCCAAACACAAACATTAATATGTACATCCACCAATTTGTCATAAACCCTTCAAAAGAAAAGCCGCCGGTATCCCAGCGGCTCTTATATCATAACCTATTATCAAATAAGAGTCAAGGTTATTTTGTTAGTCGCTTTAAAATTCTTTCGGCTAGCTGATCAACCATAGCATCCTTCTTTTGCGCTGCGCCAATTCGTTTAGCTACTCTACGAGCAACTTCCTTAACGAGAGCGTCTTGTGTTCGCTCTTGCATAGGCATCATATCTTCCTCTTCTTCCTCTGAATCCATGGCTAGCCCGTCTGGCGCCATGCCTAGGCCATCATCGGCGTCGACTTCAAGACCATCTTCCGGCGCCATTTCTGCTCCTAAGTCATCGCCAGTGGTGAGATCCACTTCAATCCCAACTAAGTCCGCTAACTGCTGGACTAAATCAGAAAACTGGTCTTCTTTATCTACGGGGACAGAATCTCCCATCTCCATATCATCCTCTGGAGCAACATCCATTTCTGGAGCTAGATCATCATCTGGCGCCATCTCAGCGCCAGGATCCATAGGGGTCTCCGGGCCCATGTCATCAACTTCCTCTTCCTCATCCTCTACCGGAAACTCTTCGGAAAGGTTGTAACCCATCTCTTGTAGGCGGCCCGAACCTATAGAAGGCATGTGAGCCAATTTCATGAACTGGCGAACTTGCGCCTCTGTTAAAAGTGTTTTTCGAGCCATTACTAATTCTCCTTAAAGTTTGACGTCAAATATAAATAGTTGTTGTTCTTGCAAATCCCATAAAATATCTCCACTTAGTTACCAAGCAACGAATTACGTTTCAATTTTTTAAGGGCTGCAGTCTCTATTTGCTTAATTCTAGCAAAGGAGACTCCGATTCTTTCGCCCACTTGTCCAAGGGTCATATTTCCATTTTCATATATAGATATAAGACAGCAATTGTATTCAGATGGAAAATCAATCCAATGACGGCAGCTTGTTTTATCACAAACCTTTTTATTTTTTATGCACTTCGCAGAGCACTTCTTTAAGCCGTCCCCCTTCATAGCTCTGGGTATTCCTCTGCTAACCTATCAAAAATATTATTGATTTCTCCTTCGTTGAGTCCCAAATCATTAACTGTTTCTTTTCCCTGTTTTATTAATCTTTTAGATTTCTGGGTGCGGCCGGTATTCTGTTGCTTGACTTCATCAACATATGATTGAATCCTTTCATCGCCTGTGATATAAGCAGTTACCATATGACGGAAGAACTCAGCCTGCTTCATCTTGTCGTGTTTTAGCCGAAGAATTAACTGTGCGTGGCGATGATCCCAATCTGTAAAGACGATCCTTTTATTTGTTTTGCCATAATCGTTCACCACTTCCTCCCAATAATATGGGTGTGGCTCTCTGATAATCCTGATGTGGTTTGCTGAATAAACTGTGCGGTGGAATGGAGTTCTGAGATATTCCTTGCTCCGGAGTATGAAAGACCAGACCGAATCCCTCTTTCAAGGTCAGACAGAAGATGCTTAACACCTCCGCGATATGGTACCCTTGACGAGACTCCTTCAAATGATGAATACTTTCCCCTCCAATTAATTTGCGCTTCTTTGCTGGCCATCCCACGATACTTCTTCCACCGTGTTCCATCCTGTTCTTCAATGATTTTGCCCGGGGTTTCATTTGTACCGGAAAGAAGGGAGCCACACATCACAGCATCGGCGCCTGCAGCCAGAGCCTTAACAATGTCTCCGGAGTTGCGAATTCCACCATCTGCAATGATCATAACGTTTCGGTCGGTCTTGGCACACTCCATCACTGTTTGAAGTCCCGGGAGGCCATGGCCAGTTTGAGTGCGCGTTGAACAGATTGAACCTCCGCCGATATTGCAGCGGACCGAATCAGCGCCCCAATCAGATAGGTCGTTAACACCCTCTAGGGTCGCGACGTTGCCAGCCATAATATGAATGTCATCACCCAAAGCAGCGCGGAGCGCTGTCAGGGCCTCTTTCATAAGGATATGGTGACCATGGGCGACATCAACACACAAGAAGGTCACACCGGCGGCTACCAGGGCGCTAGCGCGCTCTAAATAGTCACCAGTCGTTCCAATGGCGCCCCCTATTGTAAGAGGCTGGCTAGCTGCAGCGTCCTTGGCGTATGTTAGCATGCGATGTTGTTCAACAAGCGACGAGTAGCGGTGTAGTATCGCGACTCCGCCATGTTTTGACATCGCGATGGCCATGGGGGCCTCCGAGATTGTATCCATGGGAGACGCAATTATTGGTAACTCTAATACCAGATTTTTTCCCAGGTCAGTTGATATATCGATATCAGAACGAGAGCGAATATTAGAGTATTGTGGGACGAGTAGTACGTCATCGTATGTTAGCGCAGTTTCCAACGAGGGCCCCTTTAGTGATAATGTCATTGTAGTTTGAGTTTGTCCTATTTATTTTTATTAATGAAATCTTTGATCTCGTTAACGCGGTACCATGTCTCACTGTTGGGAGTCTTTGGTTCTGGCATTAACGTTACTTTAGTCTCTGTTTTAGATGTTTTCACATGAAAAAATGTTGGTATACCATAAAACTTATAGCGTTGTTCTAACTCTTGATTGTCGTCGTCCATGTTAAAAGCGTAAAAGAGTACGTCGTCATATGAGCTAGCGATATCTTTATAATAGTCAGCTAGATTATGACATAAGTGGCAGTGTGGTGCGTAGAACTTAATCATAATTGAGTGACTGGCTTTGATTTTACCATCGAGAATCTTTACGAGACTCTTTTTATCAATCCTTTGTACTTTTGACATTATCAATTACCTCCTGTGCTTTTTTTATGCAATGTGGGCAGAATAATCTGACCACTTCCTGCTTTACAACGACGCTCCATGATGCTATCATGTCACGGTCTTGCTTGTCAAACGGCTCTGTGCATGCGGAACATTGCGATGGTAGCTTGCCGAACTGGGAAATTTTTTGGGAAAGATTTTCTGTGGCATCTTCTCCCATTCCCTTGCTCATCGCTCTCCGAGTCTCGCGGTTCATTCGCCTTCTTCTGCCTTCTTCTTGGCCGGAGCCTTCTTCTTTACGGCGTTTGCTCTGCGAAGTGTCGGCGACATTTCTTCAGTTACAACCCTTGGTGGCGGGTCGATCGGCACTGGCGGGGTGGGGGTGGCTGGTACTGCCGTTCCAAAATACTGTTGGAGTGTCAGCATTGCACCTTCATATTGTGCCAGCTTAAGTGCTTGATTGGCGATCTTATCTACATCGCCTTCTTCTGCTGGTCTCGCATAAATGTCTTTAATAATACCAAATGCCTCAAGGGCTTTGGCGCGCAATTGTAAAATTGCTGCATCTGATGTTTCTTTAGCCATTATTGTTTCCTTTTTGTTGTTGGGTTCATCGGTTCATCGCACCGAAAATCTGTTGTTTGTTTTCGCCATCGAACACTACCACCGCTGAAGGGAATGGGGCACTGTTTGTACTGTCTCCAAACTTTAGGCGGCCCTTGACGAAATATAGTTCTGACGCTAGCATAACATATTTATGCCAGTACTTAGTGTCCGTTCTTGCTGGTATAAGCATAATAACTTTTGTAGCTTTCTTTAGAGACTCCTGATATCCCTTCGCGATCCATTTGTCAAGGCCTCTTCCATAAGGGGGGTTAACAAAGCATGTGAATCCTTCCCAATCCTTTTCCAAGCCGTCCTCCGCTTCCGTGAAGAAGTTGGAACACTTAGTATTGTGGGTGCTGGCGCAGGGGTCCAGATCAAATGGTCCGAACCGCCAGTTTAACTTATCATAAAAGTCTTGCGGGGTTGACCAGTTACCGGTGGCAGAGCTAAACATTGTCTCTTGTGTTGATTTATTCATTTTTAAAATTCTTCTTTTTCGTTTGGGTTATCGGTCAAATGTACAACCTTGTTGCCATTCTCATCGTAGCACCCGCACTGGAAGACTCCTTGGTCGCTGATCGTCGTTTTTCCGTGAATGGGGCAGAACGATAGTGACTCGGTAGCGTTTGCTTCAACTCTTTTCATGAATGCTTTGCTGCCGTAGTCATCGCGACGATCAAATAGCGGACCACCGGGGTCATAGCACGGACAAAGATTGGCCTTGTCATACATTCCGTGAGTTGGGCAGCGGCTAATGGTCATGACCGCCGTTAGCTTATCCCTTTGGCGCTTTTGTTTCCTATTCACGGTAGTTTGCCTCCATCGCACTGCGCACATCCTCAATATTGTAACGAAAATCGCCGGTGGATAGCAAAATGCATGGGATCTTATCAGTCTTACGCCACTCGGCGACGGTGCCCACAGAGCACGAATAGAATCGAGCTACCTCGCCCGGTGTCCATAGTTGCATACTTTTCTTAGTCTGCTTAGGCATCGTCTCCTCCAGAAATAGTCTTAAAGTTGTCCACAACCTCATCAATATTAAAGTTGCCGCGGAACAAGCGGTATGCTTTCACCGCTGATCGAATCTCATCTGTGCTTAGCCAGCCATTCGTCCGGAACTCCGAGCGTAACTCTCGCTTTTGTTCTTGGTAAGGTTCAATGCACTCTTCAATCGCTGATAGCGAACGGATATACTCCTTAACATATTGCTTCTTCTCGTCTTGTGATGACGCCATTTTCCCTCCTTACGGGTTTGGTCTTATCTACACTTATATTATAACAACCCGGGGGGGAGATGTCAAGTGCTATTTGTTAAAAATTTGGGGACCGAATAACTGAGACATAAACCGCTTCACGATATCGTCCTTCTCAGTGGTGCCTTCACATTCTGAGAAGATATAGTTGTAAGTGTTCTTCTCTTTTGCAAGTTTTTGGGCCAATGTGTCCGTCTCTTTCTTCATCCAGCGAATTTGCTGTTTATAATTCTTGGGGGTTGTGATATTAAACTTCTCTGCTATATCTAAAATAATAAAGTATCTATGTTCTTCCAACGCTGTCCTAGCTTCCTTGAACATATTTAACTTAACATCTCTTTCCTCGTCTGTCAAGCTCTTATCCAGTTTATCCGGGTGAATCAGTAACGCTATTTTTCTAAACACTTTATTGAATATATCATGGACCTCTTGTTCATCCTTAGACATCTGATAGTCACCAAGTTGTTGCGGGTATTCTTCCTGGTTATCACTATTTACTTGCTGTTCGGAGGAAGCATTATGAATTACGAGAGAACCATCTGTACAGGTATCAAGCTCGGGGTTCTGCTGGTTATCCTCGGGTGCGCTCTTACCCTGATATAATTTATCAAGCTTGGCGCTGTGCTCTTTGTTTAACCCAGCAAGGTCAAGCTCATTTTTAACACAATAGTCTTCGTAGTGTGCTTGAAACTCGCGGGAAGACGCCTTATTGATCTCTTTTACGAAGTCAAGCTCTTCATTTATAAACCGAAGTTCGTTAATATAACGCTTCCATCTAATTTTTGTGCTAACCGCCATGGTATGCTCTCCTTAACCGAAGTCAAAGTCAACACTTACCTTGATCTTAAGTTCTGGAATAAATAGATGGTTTGCGAGGTTATGCTTCTTGCATTCGTCTGCTTCTACAAACCAATCAGCATGGCCCTTCTCATGGACGATATCGAGGAAGTAGTCCTTATGATGGCCACAGTTCTCTGCCATCATTGTATAGATCTTCTTGTTGAGACGATCGGTCTCGTCTGCACTTACTTTAATCTCTTCTACTTTGCCCCAGGCCATAGAACTGACATCATGAATCATTACCGTTGAATCCGGGTCCATGTATCGGTTGCCTTCGGTGCCGAAAGAAAATAAGATCGCGCCACATGACATGGCTTTGCCCTGTACCATGGTGGCCACCGGGATCTTTGAATGCTTAATATCTGATATCATGGACATTAGGCTGTATACTTGTCCACCGTAGCTATCGATGATAATTGGTAAAACTGGTTGGCCGGTGTTCTGCGCCTTCGCAACCAAACTACTAAACTCTTTGGCGGCCGCTTCTGTAAAGTTTCTAACCCGGATAACTACTGGCAGGTCTTCTATGAGATCGGGCTCTTTTAAGAGCGGACTAAAGTACTTGATTATGTTCATTAATGTTTATCCTAATAGTCGAAAGTTGTATTTAATAGATCTGGTTGAGAAACCCCACTGTTCATTATAGTCTAACCGGCTCATATACGGACGGTTAACATGAATGCGATCTTTTTCGGGTTTTACTCCCCAGCACCTTATCTTAGTTAGTTCGTTATTAGAGTCAATCACCTCTAAAATCCAATAAGTCTTTCCATTCTTTGTTTTGCGAGGCACGACTTTGCGAGGTATAAACCAGCATACTTCCAAATCCGGGTCAAACTCAGAAATTGGTGGAATATACTTTTCTTTTAGTTTCGCGATCATGTCATTGCTCATAACAAGGTTCATCGGGAAGATCCCTGTTAGGTCCGTTTTAAATTGGATGATCTCTTCCTCGGAGAAGTCGCCTTCTGGCTTGTATATTTCCAAATTCTCCAAAAACTTCTTAAGATTTTTTGGGCGTTCTACGACACACACACTCCAGAAATGCTTTCTGCCAGTAAAACGGTCATCTACCAGATTGTCTAATGCACCACCTCTGCAAAGGGCGTCTAAGGCTTTCTTATTGAACTTGCTATAGGACACCTCTTCTCGGAATAATAGGTCTTCAGCATTCATAAATGGGCGGTGATCTAACACTTGCTCAATAGCTGACATGCCTAGTCCTTTAATGGAGGTAAGCGGTTGGATAAGCGTCTTACCATCTTTGCTAATCTCCCACACTGTACCCGATTTGTTGATATCAAGAGGTTCGATATCAAAGCCATGGCTCTTGGCGGTGTTGATGGCCTTCTCCTTGCGGGCTTCCGGCTCTTTGTCAAGGAATGCTGCAACCCACTCGCTAGGATACTTCTTCCATAGCCAAGCACACTGGTAAGAGATGATGCTATATGCGGTCGCGTGGTTCTTTGAGAAACCATACTTCGCGAAGCCCTCCATCAATAGCCAAATCTCTTCGGCTGTGCTGATAGACATTCCCTTTTCGCTAGCTCCTTGAATGAACTGCTCACGGAACTTTACTAGCAAATGTTCCTTCCCTGTTCCCTTCTTTGTGAGAAGCTTACGGATTGTGTTACCATCATCTCGGGAGATATCCTTTCCAATCCTGTGAGTGATCTCGCTGATCTGCTCCTGATAGATAACGTGGCCATAACTTTCTTCAGTGATCTCTTTGAAGATGGGATGGTACCACTCGATGGCGGTGAGGCCGTCTTTAGCTGCGATATACTGGTCGTGTACCTTAGCTGACAACGGACCTGGCCGGAAGATAGAGGTTACTGCTGAGATCTCTGCGATGTTCGTCGGCCGGACACTCTTACAGAATTCTTGCGCTCCATCATTAGTAAATTGGAACGTACCTGCAAAGTTCCCCTTATGAAACACGTATTTGTAAACCGACTGGTCTTCAAGATCCAGCCTGTCTGGATGCAGTTTAGTATTATAATAATCCCGGACCTGATCAAACGTTGGGTTTGAGACACCATGATGACGACGCAGGATGTGTTCAACACAACCCTCGATCATCTTAAGCGTTGAGAGCCCAAGCAAATCGAATTTAATGAAGCCCATGGGTTCAAGGTGACGGACGTTCTGCCCCTCCGACCATGGCGATTGTCGCACACCACCACTATTGATGAGTGGCATGTTTTCATTAAGGTTCTCAGATACAAGCAGTCCACCTGCATGCCGTGAGCAAGAACGAACTTGTCCAACCAACCCTTTAACACGTTCTTGAACCTCTGGGTGTTTGGCCAAGAAAGCTCGCAATGAAGATGAGAATTCTAGAACCTCTTCCCAAGTTGGAACATACACACCAGCGTTTATGCCATGGCGTTGCTTTGCTGGGCCAATGGCTTCGTTCATCATAGCGCTTGTTACAGTGTTGACTTCTGTAAATGGAATCTCATAAAGCTTTGAGATGTCCTTGATAAGTGACTTAAGCTGCAGTGTATTCCAGTTTGAAATGGGGGCTACCCTGTCTTCACCCCATTTTTCAATGAGCATCTCCTTAAGTTCCATTGGAGCAGACACATCTGTATCAATATCAGGGTAATCGGTTGCGTCGGCTCGTAGGAACCGTTCAAACGGGAGAGCATATTTAATGGGATCGATCTGCGTGATCTTAAGGGTGTACGCAACCAGCGAACCGCATGCACTGCCGCGGCCAGGACCAACGAGCATTACTGCTGCAGCCTCATCAACGATGGCTTTCATGGTAAGGAAGTATTTGCTGAAGCCACGACTGTCGATAACATCAAGTTCATACTTGAGGCGGTCAGTGTACTCTTCATTTGTATGTAGACCAAGTTCCCTGAGCCCATCAATAGCATAACGAACTAGCGCCTGTGTGGCTGTAGCTCCCTCTGGTACAACGAAATCAGGTAGACGTACAGTTGTGTCTGGCATGAAACTTTCGATGCGCTCGTGCGCAATCCTATATGTTTCTTCAATGCTCTCCAAAACTAAATCATCGTCATATGTTTCGCCCTGCAGATCTGAATAGTGTTTGTAGCTCTCCCACATTTGATCACCGTTCTTTGGATACAACTCGTAACCAATAACATCTGTGTTCTCTGGAATGACGCTTTTCTCTTCTTCTTCCTCAGTGTCAGTTTTCCACTTGGGTTTTCCCTTTCCAAGCCAACCAAGCGCCTTATACATTTCACGGTCCTTCCAAGCTTCCGGACTTGGATAGTGACTGTCTGCGGTTGAGATCATTTTAAGGTCAAACTCTTTTGAAACCTGAATAATATGCTTGTTGAGTTCATGTTGCTCAGGAATATTGTTCCACTGGAGTTCTGCATACCAGCGATCGCCGAAGATCGAAACCATCTCTCTTGTAGTTTCGCGCATTGCTTCTAGAACGGCTTCAGGGCCCTCGTCACGGTTCTCCCAGTAGTTTCCAGCGTACACCCCACCTAGACAGGCGGAAGCCGCTATGACCCCCTCTGAGTGCTCTCTAAGCAAATCATAGTCCATGCGCGGGTATCGATAGAAGTACTCGTCTGTATAACTCTTAGATATTAGCTTGTACAGGTTGTTAAGCCCTACTTGGTTCTGTGCTAGGAGGATTAGATGCCGGCGGCGCTTGAGAATAGGCTGTGCAGCTTTTGTATCGCCCTCGTCTTCTGCTGTTGCCCCTGACTGCGCTGTTTTCTTGGCTGCGCGCGCTTTCTTCTTGTCTGCCATAGCCTCGTCGTAAGCTACACGCCAGTCTTTAACAGACGTGGTAAAGTATGCCTCAACACCAAAGATTGGCTTGAATTCCTTTCCCTCTTCCTTCATCTTCTTGGCATGCAGAACCTGCCACGATAGCCCGTTCATGTTGCCATGATCGGTAAGCGCTAGCGCATCACTACCGTTTTCATATGCGAATTCCATATGTTCTTGTGGGTATCCAACAGCATCAAAGATCGATCCCGCAACACTATGGGCATGAAGCCCGACAAACTTAATCATTTATTCTCCTAATTTTAATCCATGCCGCCCACATAATAGGGACTGCGATGGGGTGTAGACACAACAACCAACTTATTGGCGCGCCAGTGATAAACCATGGGTTAACATTATGCCCTAGCCAAATGAATAGCGCGGGGAACAACACATCCTCGATGATCTCCCAGATAACTATGATGAGGACAAGAGCTAAGCCATGTTCTTTGAGTGTATCCATCAGCCTTGATGGCCGAAAGTGCTCTAATTTATGTTTAATGCGATGCCATACCCACCGCAGTGCGTCTCTCATTCTTCACCCTCACTATATGGTAACTTAACATACTCGTGTGGTGTTGTCAAGCCCTTTTCGGGCGTCTCTATAAGATAGTCTGACCCAAGGTACTCACGATATCCATCAAAAGTTGAAAGATCGTGGTACCAATCAAGGCTAATCTTGGTCGCGTGGGTCTCGTTGACCGTCGCGAATATCTTCTGGAGATTGAAGTGGCGGGCGCTCCATCTCTCGCTCAGTGGCCGTTTCTTCGAAGGGTAACGGTCTCCTGGTAAAGGGGGTAAATACTCCCGGGTTGTTTGTTTGTTTACCGAACGTCTGCATTGTTTGAAATCTTCTCCTGTAAAAGTAAATGCTATTGGTATGTTATTTTTGACTGTATCGCCGTCATAGCATAAAAATAGGTTGTTGGTTTTGTGTTTTATTAGTTTTCGGTGTTCTCGCACACTGTAAATGTCATAAGCCGACATTGGGAATGATACATAGTATTTCTCGGGGGTTAACCACTTAGAAATATTATACGCGCATCTCCAGGCCGAATGTGCTCCATATAAAATAGACCACCCATAAGAATCACGGCGGTCGCGATCCTTCGGATGGATTGGCACATAATAAATAGGTATTTCTTTTCTTTCTTCACTACTAAAACGTGTAGGGCGATGAAAATAAACTGGATCATACACCCATTCACCGACTATCTTTCGTATTATTGGCGCCAAGTCATCGTTTGCCACTATCCAGATGGTAGAGCAGCCGGCCATGGCACACTCAAACACTGATTTTTGAATGGCAGTAAAACCTTTGTTGACTGGGCTCAAGACATCTGGTGTCTTTAGATCAAAATCAGTCTTGAGGTTCGCGATCGGGATTATTCCCGCTAAATGTATTTTCGGACGCATTTCCTACCCAGTGCTTTAAAAGTCTATTGTATCCCAGACAACCCGTTGGTAAACCCCTAAGCAGATCTTCCTCGCTAACTTCCGGAAGCGTGATATTACTGGCTTGTGGTTCTTGTCGAATCGGCCGCTCTCGCGTTTGGCGGAGGCCGCTAGATGTTCTATGTTTGTAATATTTATCATTTCCGGCTGTTGTTTGTTCACTGGCTTTTTTTCCTTTTAAGCCTCGCTGCTCCATCTCATGAATTAATTTAAAGCGAGCCATCGTCTCCGAGTATTCAAAGTCTAATAACTGTTTGCTATCTAAGAATGAGACAGCAATAGCATCTTTAATAGGAGTATTTCCATCAATACGATCGGAACTATAAAACCATACCTCCCCAACAAAA